CAGCATCAGACATATATGTCCTCCTATTTTAGGTTTTTAAGATCTTGCAGTTGTTTACTAGCAAGTTTGCCTGTATTCATGATTTCAGTCAGGTGGGATTTAACCTTATCTAACTGATGCCAGGCTACCCAGATAGCTGTTCTAGCTTCTGAATCTTTGTAAGAAGTTTGAACCATTTCTTTTTCATATTGAGCTTTTAAAGTAGTAAAGCTTTCTACAAATAGTTCATTTTCTAATATGGTATTGGCTCTTGAGCCTTTTTCTTGTTCTCTTATTAAATCGTTTTCATTCATCTAGAGTCATTAGGGTTAAAGAAAGTTTGTTGCTGTCTTTGCGTTTCTTCACCTATATCACCTAATTGTGGTGTTTGTCCATCACTTTTAGATGTCATAGCTTCACGTTTGATAGCATTAGAGTCAAATTGTACCTGATACTTAGCTTCTAACTCTTTTATTCTAGTCTCAAACTCTAATATCATTTGTTGTGTTTTGAGATCTAGTTCTTTCTCTTTCACTTGCATATCAAGGATTTTACGCTGATTTTCTCCTTGTACTTGTGCAAGTGTAACCTTTTCAAATTCTGTAGGTGGTGGTGGTTGTGGAGGTGGCATTTGCGATGCACCTATAATAGGATCTGTAAAGTATGTTTCAACATTTTTCAGCCCTGCAGCTTCCACAAGTTTAGTTAATGTATTGTGTACATTTCTTAAATTAACCATTGGACCAGCAGCAGATTTTTGTAAGTTAATTGCTTGTAATTGTCTCTCCAATATGTTGTTAAGAATAACAAGTTCTTGTTCTTTACTACCTGTACCAAGTCCTACTTGTATATCAACATTACATCTATTTACCCATTCCATTGGCATCATAGTAACATACTGTTCATTAACACGAATAATTTTTTCTTTAGTTTCATATTTAATGACAGTTTCTAAAAGTTTTTTGAATAACTCTTTGACACCTGTTTCAGCAAAAACTCTACAGATTAATTCTACTCTAAGCTGCGCTTGTGTTAAAATCTGATTTATACCTGATGCTGTTTTATTTAATGAATCAGCATCCATACCTTGTGAGTATCTAGTAATACCTGTACGTTGTTCTCTTACTACATCTAAGTATTCCAATAGAGGCATAGCTTGTTGATTAAGAGGTTGTGACTGTAATGGTTGTATAACAGACTGTGGTGGTTGTTTAGTTCTAACAATTCCACCTGGTCGGTTAGTCAATAAATCATCAATATTTACTTGACCATCCATAACTGCAATACGATTATTATTAGTAAGATACATATTATCTAATAGTTGTCGCATAATAGTAGATTTAACTAATTGTACATCCTCTACTAACTCAGATACAGAACGACCATAAAAACGGTGTGGCACTAGAATAGGTGTAACACTTACAAAAGGTTGTCTGTCAAAAGGCACATTATCTAAAATTTTATATGAGCTGTCGCCTGCTACAGTTACCTTGCGTAATTCCGCAATTCCATCTTCATCTTCATCAAGTTTGATATAGCATTCGTAAATAAGTATTTGTTCGTTTGCAGTATCAGATGCTGTATGACGATTTAATGAATTATAATCTAAATCTTCGTATCTTGCTGTACGTTCTTCACTGTATCTTTGATCATTATCAGTAGGTAAACTTTTTACTTCATCTACATCAAAACCCATTTCAACTAATTCAGAACGAGTAATATATTTTCTATGTGCTGTAAAATGTGCATCCTCAATAGTTTTAGCATTACGAGCTATTAAAAACTCTTCAGGTGGTACGTTCTCTATTCGTACTTGTCCTTTTTTATTCATTCTATTGACAACAACATCATGCATTTTACCGCTAGACTGTACATCAGATGGCATACCTTGAGCTTCAATATAGTCAGCAGCTTCTTTTAAAGCTTCTTCATCATCTATATCGTACTCAGTATGTTCTAATACTTTTACTTCAGGATCTGCTACTAACATAGCAAACTCATCATCAGTTAGTCCTGCATATGTAGATCTTTCTACATCTAATGAATCATCCCAATAGATCTTCATAATACCATTCTTTTGTAGAAGAGCATCTTTGAAAAAAGTATACATTAAAGTAAAGCCAGGATTATCTTTATAAAAGACGTGATTTAGATAATCAGTTGCTTGCTTTGCAGCAGCTTCATCACCTGGTTTGTTTCCAACACATTGTACTGCTTTAGGTGATGCAGTAAATGTTCGCATTATTGTAGGTAGTATAGACTCAATAGTATCAGCAACATCTGTACTAATTACTTGTGATCTACCATCTTGTTCATTACCAAACGGTTCGCCAAAATAATATTCTAAAGACTTTGTTCTTTGTTCTGTTAGCTCACCACCAAGATACCCCATTGAGGTTTGTATCTCAGATGCTATCAGAGCCTTTAATTTATATTCATCCATTATATTATATACCTTATTTGTTTTTCGTTAATTTTTTAGCTTTAACTTTAACTAATTTACTAAACATATTACTTTTTGGCCGAAATGAAATTGTTTACTCCTGCTTTTTTATAAACAGATCTTGCTGTTTTACTTGGACTTCCAACTACTGGTTTACCCCTCCTTTTTATACTTGCAGAAATAGCTTTAAGTTCAAATTGTGCAATTTTTTTAACTTCAGCAATATCACTTTTAGTTAATGTTTTTTTGTTTGCTAGCTTACTTAATCTAGCTTTTGCATGTTTTATATTTTTTAAATTTATAGCTTTACTAATCATATTAACAGTTCCATTTCTTTAATTATTTTTTTGTTTTCTTTTTTTTAGTAGGCTTTGCTTTTTTTAGCATACTTTTTTTACTTGCAATGGCAGATCTAAGTTCTTTAACAGAAGAATAATTTTCTGGGTTAATTTTTCGCATACCTATACTTGATAATTTTCTATTTATTGCACCTAAGTTTATACTTTTCATATTAGCAGTTCCATTTCTTTAATGCTTTATTAATTCTTGAGTTTGGATCATTAGCAGTCTTTTTAGAAGTTAATCGTTTCTTCATGCCACCCATTCTTGCACAAAATGATTTTCTTCGTTTAGCAGCTTTAGATCCTTTTTTTAATTTACTTGGTTTTGTAGTTACAGCAGTCTTTAGTTTACTACCTGGATTAGCACGTCTGTACGATGCTACACCCTTTTTGTTTAATCCACCAGAAGAACTTTTACCTTCTTTACGTTGCCATGCAGGAGATTTTGCCATTATTTTTTTGTTTTCTTTTTATTTTGTACAGATCTACCTACTGCACCAGCAGTCGCTCCAAGACCTGTACCTACTACGCCTCCAACAAGTATACCAGGACCATATTTTTTAATTGTTGGCTTTGCTCTTCTACCATATCTTTTTGCCATTAATTTTGCAGTTTCTTTTTTGCCTATTAATTTACTTGCTGATTTAGCTTGTTTTATATCTGTTTTTAATGTGGTTTTTACACCATGGAATGCACTTCTAGCTGCATTTACATATTTACTGATCATATTATATACCTTTATTATTTCTTTTTATTATCTTTTGTGCCTAATTTATAAGCACCATAAAGAAATCCAGCTTTTACAGGTATTCCAATTGCTGAACCTACTATCATTGCTTTTGTCATAGGATCTGCTTTACTATATTTTCTACCTAATTTTTTTTTAACAATTTTAGATTTTCTACCTGTGTTTTTTAAATAATTAAAAGCTTTTTTTGATGCTTTACTGATCATATTATATACCTCCTATTCCTTTAAAAAGGAACATATATTGTTTTTGTTGCTAATTTAAATTTAACTGATTGTTTTCTTTGAGGTCTTGACAGTAAATTTTCTTTTCTTTCTGACTTTTTTAGATCTTTATACTTAGATTTACTTAAGGGAAAAGTTCCCCATTTAGAAGAACCTTGTGATTTAAATTTTTTATCCATGTATTTTCTTTGTGCTTTTAAACCTCTACGAGATCTATACAGAACATTTCTCACTGATGGCTGTCCATAATCGCCAGTTGTTTCAAATTGTGTTTTGTATCTCTTTAAACTTTTTGATTTACTTTTACCAAAAGCTTTTGTGCCTGCTCGAATAGCTGCTTTACTGATCATATTATATACCTTGTATCTACGTTAATATCTTTAGCCCAATCTGATCTTTCAGGCGCTTCGCCTACACACCCATATCTAAAACTGTCAGATCCGTGTGAAGCCCAGTTATGATGGGGTTTATTTTTAAAGACTTGGTTCTTATCATCAAATACCTTTTTATATTGTTTGAGAGCTTCGATGCCTTGTTTGCATCTTATTCTATCAAACCAACAATTAGGTAATGTGTTTCTTACGGATTCTATACCGTGATCTACTTCTAGTTTAGGAGCTACTTCAAAGTTTAATCCTAACTCTGCAGCTACTTCTAATCTAGATTTACCTGTGCCTAGTTCCCTAGTTACAATATCGTGTGGAGCTATATGTGCACCATAGTTATATGGCTTTTCATTTAACTTACTTACATAAAATGCTAATGATTCACCATTTGTTTCATAGTAATCAATTAGTCTTACTTCGTTATTAACTCGTTGTGCAAACCAAATTGCAGTAGAGTCACCAATACCTAAATCCCACCATGTTTCTACATCTACTGTAGGATCATATGGTACATCACCTATACGTTTTTCTTTTTCTGCTTGTTCCATTAAAGCACCATAATAAGCACCTTGTACTGCAGCATTAAATGAACATTCATACTCCTGTTGAAATTGTGAGTCTGGCATAGTGCGTTGTGCATCTTCTAACTCCCAGTCAGGAATAACATTAGTGTCAGATGATCTATACATACAACCATACCAATCTCCACTATCAGTACGTTTTGCAAAATCAAATACTTCCCAGAACTGATTATGCCCCATTGGTGTTCCTATAAAGATAACAAACCCAAGTTTATCAGATACTGCAGGTCTTATAATCTCAGTCCAGGTACGAGGTGACATAAGAGCAAACTCATCTAATACTACTCCATCAAACCCTAGTCCACGAAGTGCATCTGGATTGTCAGCACCAAATATCTGTATTCTTGATCCGTTATATAAATCTATTTTTAATTCTGTTTCGTTTCTACCACCACCAAGTTCCATTAATGGTTCTGTATATTCTTTGAGATAGTCAAAAGCTACAGCCTTACCTTGTCGGTAGGTAGGTGCTATGTAAGCTAATCTAGCATTATCTTTTTCAACAGCAGTAGCTACTAGTTTCCATATAGCTAGGCAGGTCTTACCAAAACGTCTATGACAAACAATAACATTAAATCTTTTTAAGTTTTGGAATACTTCCCACTGATACTTACGAGGTGTAAACGGTATTGTTATTTCTTTTTGTTTTACTTCTTTTCTGGTGCGTGGCATAAATTTATACTAATTGGTTTTTTGCTATCACCAGTTATTTTGTGTTCCTTACTTGCTAATCTAGCATGCACGAAAGGTGCAGCTTTCTCTGCAGCCCACATCTTCCGTTCAGGAGAAGTACCAGGATTGTTTAAGACATTCAACATATAATCCAACGGTGTTCTACTTGCACCCCTAATTTTAGCTTCAAGATTAGCGCCTTTACTGCCATCTTTTACGCCTTTAGGTCTACCAGCTCCTGGTCTTTTACCGCCATGTGCCATTATACTCTTACGCCTCTACGTCTTAGAGCTTCATTAAGTCTATTAGTTCTACCACGTTGTACAGCTTTACCTTGTGTATATCCTATAGTACCAGCAGCACCGCCACCAATAGTAACAGGGTTAAGTAATGCTTTACCTGCTAATGTCTGTGCACCACCTAATACTGTTTTCTTTTTAGTAGACTTTTTCTTGCTTTTTTTCTTTTTCTTTTTAAATATCTTGCTTTCTTTATTAGAAGCTTTTTTAAATAGCTTACTTGCAACTTTACCTATCATTTTGCCCTCCTTTTGGCATTTTTATATCTAGCCATTTGTAGTCTTTCTGACCTATTAACAGCTTTACGTTGTTGTGCTTTACTTACTGATCCAAATTTACCACCAAAATCTGTAGTCATATATCCAGTTGGTTTACTTCCTACAGGTTCAGGTCTTGACACTTTATCAAATTCATAAACTTCTTTTTTTGGTTTTATAGCTTGTTGTTTCTTAAAAGTCTTAGCATACTTTTTAGTTGGCTTACCAGCAATAAACGCAGCTAATTGATCTTCATTTAATTTATCTTTTAATTTTTTAGGTTTTTTTTTCTTAGTTGTAAGGTACTTAGAAGCAAACCTACTTATGCGAACCATTATCTATTTAATAGACCAGGCATCATTGCATCTCTAGTTGTTGGCGGAGCCATACGTCTAGGTTGTTGCATTTGATTCATTTGTGGAGGTACAGGTGCAGCTCCCATAGGTCCAGGTACATTAGATACTTGTCCTGGTTGCTGTGGTTGTACCATTTGTTGTTTTGCCATAACTATCTTACCGAGAGTTTGTAACTCATTAGCTGATAGTGCAGATATTTCTTCTGCTAGTGTAACTAAACTTTTAGCCATTATAATAGTCCTTTTTTAGTATTATTTACCACTAACTTTACGTCTGGTTGTGGTGTATATTCGATGTCAAGTTCTTTCTTATATCTAATAGGAGCAGATTCTTTAGTACCATTTAAGGCTTTTATTAGGTTAGCAATAACCTCTTTATCTGATTTACTCATCTCCACCAGCGAATGCAGCAGCACCTATAGATGCATATCCAACAGGTCCTTGTACTTGTCTACGAATGGTATTTAATCTGCCTTTGCCTTTTAGACCTACAGCACCTCTTATACCTGATTCTTTTGTTTTAGTTTTAGCATAAGTTTTTGTACCTTTTACTCTAGATATTTTAGCCCCTGCCTTTTTTTTGCCTTTAAGTACTTTTCTAGCAGTTTTTCTGCCAAGTACTTTAGCTGTTAGTCCTACAATTGGTAATGCCATTGTGTTTGTTCTCCTATCTATAAGCTCGTGTTTTACGAGCAATGTTTTTTGGTTGTTTTACGTGTTGTTTACCTTTTTTAGTGCCTTTACGCTTTGCTCTTGTAGTAGCAGCGTATTCTTTAGCCGATAACGACTTAATAGCTTTCTCAGGTAGGTATCTTTCACCTGTTTTAGCAGAAGGTTTACCAGATTTGGTCCGCCATTTCTGTTTACCCCAGTTCTTTAAGCTCTTTTGAGACTTCTTCAGGGTCATTTATAACCGCCACCACCAGCCTTGTAGCGTTTCGCTAGCATTTGGGCTTTACGTGCCGACCATTGACCAGCTTTACCGCCCTTTGTGCCAGATTTTATACTCTGGAACATGCGTTTACGCATACCAGGCTTAGTATAGTTTCCAGCCTTGTTAACGGTACTCTTAGCCATGACTTATAGTACTATTACTAGTACGAGTATAGCTGCACATGCAATTACTACGCCTTTTTTTTGCATAGTTAGTCCGTGCCATTTATCCAATATAATTTTTTTCATAATTTATCCTTTGTTATGCTTCATTTGTACTGGAAACTTAGCTGTTAAGCTAGCTCCCTTATGTTTTTGAAATTTACCTGTATGCTTCATAAGCTTAAAACCTTTACCAGCTTTCATCCAATGAAAACCTGCAGGTGCTTTAACGTTTTTATTCATTACTTTTTCTTACCTTTTTTCTTCTTAGATTTCATGATCTTATCTTTGAGAGCTTTAGGTAATGTCATCTGTTTCTTAGTAAGCATTCTTTTTACCCTTCTTCTTTTTTTTCTTCTTCATTGGTGGTCTGCCTTTAGCAGATCCGTACGTTCCTTTACCCATTGGCATGATAGTTCTCCTATTTATGTGTTTAAATGCGTTTTAAGCTATGTTACAGCACGATTGCTTTATTATTGGGATTATCCAGTACCGCAGGTGAAAACATGTTTAAATTGCCTGCTATAGTCCTTCTCTCGCCTGGTCCTTCAAAAGGGTAGACACAGTGCTGACACCATGATGGAAAGAATATAATCTTACCAACCTCAGGTTTAATGGTTTTGCATAGAGCTGGTCTTAGCTCTTCTAAACCCCTGATACTCGTTTGACCGAAATGAAACTGTAAGAAGCCATCATAAGCACCACCAGAGTTATAGAGATCAGTAGGCTTATAGTTATTATTATTGGCTATTTGCGGTGGTATCTTAGTCCAGGTAGTAAATGATATGCCCATAGGCGTATCAGTACCATGATCATGCAAGGGGTTATAATCCCTCTCATAAGAGTGTACCGACCATAAGCTGTGGACATGAGGAATACGCTTCATGTCTCTGATACCAACATGTTGACCAAAATGGTGTACATAAGTACCAGCAAGCTGCGCTACATATTTTGTAAAAGGTAATACCAATGGATCTCTATCATCCATTTTAAGTTGTTCGCCGTGCGATATCTGTCCGACCAGATTATCTGAAAAGTCCACCCCTGCAGGCTTTTTATGTTTAGCGTCTAGGTATTTATTCAGATCGTTGACCATACGCTCTTCCATTTGCACCTCCATCAGAAGTGCTACACTTACCTGCGATAATTTAATTTCTACTTCTTTATCCGCCATACCAACTTATTAAATCCTTTAAATCCTTTGTGTGCTTTATAAACCTCTTATCATCACCTTTAATTACTATAGCGATTTCTGGATTAGGAGCAACCTTATTCCCACTGAGCCTGGCATATAATTTTGCCTGATCTCTACCGAAGCTATCTTCCCCGAATATGACGTGTCCAACTCTAGGCATAAGCCCCCCCTTCATTTGATTAGTCTCAATACAAACCCCCCTATATATCATTATGCACTGCTGTAGCAGTGTTGATGTGTGGGGGCATTCTAAAACCCCACGCTTTTGAATTGACGCTTTGAATGCATTGGGGAAATTGATTCTTGAACTCACAGTTCGACTGTGCATTCGACCGCTTTCTCTGCATCTGCGAGCGTCAATGCATTAAGTGATATCTGCATTGCAAGACTTCTTTGTCTTACGTGTAAGGAAGTGATGCAATGCATGTAAAGTCTGGGCTCCTTTGTATACACGACGGACGCTAACACGGCTTACTAACATCATACGAATCGGGATTTGTAGTCAAGTATTATATCGGTTCCAGGCGCTTGCATTTTTTCTTCTTGTTCGGCGCAGCCGAACGCTTAATGCACGACAACAAGTTGTCGAAGCTTCTACCAATCTAACACTGGACAACTGCATCCAGCGATTAGTTATGCTGTGAGTAATTGTGTTAGTTGAATAAACAGCTACCACCTAACCTCTAAAAGGAGATTACTATGAATAACAATAAAAATATAATACAAGTACTTGACGCAGCTCAAGTCACAAGCACAGAAAGTTACTTTCAAGATAGTTGCGAACAGTGCAATTCAGAATTTATATTTGGGGATTCTATACATACCCTAGTAAATGATGACCGTGACTACCATCCTGTGTCTATAATCTGTGGAAAATGTTTCAATCAAATAGGGAGAAAATAACATGATATCAATTATAATTATATCAGTACTACTACTAACTAACTTATTTACCTTCTTGTGTCTGGTTCATCTTGAACAGGAGACAAACGACTTGCTGAAACAGGTTGAGGAGGAAAGAGAATTTAGTAGAGAATTAATTAAAACAGGAGAAAAATCATGAACGGTAAAATTGATTACGAACTAGAAGCTAGTCATATACTAGAAGAACATAATATCGAAGAAGCATCAGAAAGTATGGTAAGGTCAGTTGATACTAATAAAAGTATTACTTGGTCGCACAATACTTTCGAACTGCGAAACGCTCATGCTGCACTATTGCATGCTGAGATAAGAGAGTATCATGCTCAAACTGAGTTGTTGACTGCTATAGATAACGACTTAGTTGATGCACGAATGGAAGGCTCTCACGACCAGGAAGGTATCTATGGCTTTGATAATCCTAATGAGATTATGGTACACAAGAAAGATTATATCATAAGAAGTCAAGAGTTCTTTCTTGATTCAGCTTTAGGTAAACTCAAGATGTTTTGGTTACGATATGGTTGTAGTCATGTATCTTGTTTGTTGTACACCAAGTCAGGTAAACTAGGATACAAGCAAACTCAAATTGCTAAGATAGCTAGTACTGGTTGGTACAATGAATTGATTAGACTTACTGATAACAAAGAACTTATCAGTGTCTATGATTCAGAAAGACAACAGTTGAGCTACAGAATCAATGGTAATATTGCTGCTCTCAAATCTGCTACTACACCAGCTGTAAAGCAGGGAAATTTGTTTGAGAAACAAGCCTTAACCCAATTGGTTCAAGTACAAGACCGTGAGAATAAACTCAATGCGTATCTTGATAAACAACCACTTGTGGTAAAAGAACAAGTAAACAAGTAAAATCCCCTGATGGGTTAGTCGGTTATACACTGGCTAACCTGTCAAATTTTTTTTTGTAGTCCAAGTCTGTCTACATAGGGTGTATAAAGAAATACATAGATATGTAGAATTATAAACAACACATAAGAGGTTAAAGAATAGATGATTCAAGTGTAGAAGAAGCTGGTAAAAAATAACTCCAGAGTAGTGCAACTACATAGAATATCTTAGGACTGTCGGTCACAGAAGGGGAGAAGTAATCAATAGGAACGAGATTGAGATTATTTCAAGAGTGGATTCTTGGCTCGACCAGCATGTTAGACAGTCCGCTTATATTAACAATCAACACATAGGAGGTAAAAATGTGGAGAGTACTAAAATCAATGAGTAATTTATTACTTATAGACAGAGTCGTGAAGAGAGTGAAAGACGTTGCTAACGTGGACCCATCTCTTGATGAAGCTCTTGAGCAGTACGAAAAAGCTCAGGAGAAAATAGGTAGATTAGAGCAAGTGATAGCTAGAAAGCATCAAAGGCTACAGTCTATCGTAATTCGTAACAAACAAAGCTAGGAGGATAATATGGCTATAGATACGAGTAAACAAGCAAGCATGTATGTTAAAGGTTACATGCAAAACATCTGGAAACGTGACGAGTCAGGTCAAGTGGTAAAACCATTTGAAAAGACTGGTGAACAGTTTAAGGTAATACAAACAATTAATATGCCTATAGATACTGTGCGACCAGGTGAAAGCATCACTGTTGAAACTCTTAACCAATTGGTAGAGAGAAACAATGTTGATGTTTCTATGGTAGAAGCACCAAGACCTAAAAACTAATACTGGGTAAGGTGGGGAAGTTGATGTTCAGTCGGCTTAAATCCCCACCCCCCTATTCAACAAAAGGAAAAGTTATGATAGAATTCGAAATATCTTCAATGCTAGACCAAGTCAGGTCTGGTAAAATGACAGCTGACACCTTTGTAAACAAGTGTGAAGCTATCGTTAATAATTTTAACAAAGAACTAGAAAAACAAGGACAAGCTGCTTATGAGGAGCAAGAGTCCAAAAGTATGTTGGAGGCAGAACTAAATGGAAACGATACGTGAACAGTTATTACTAAAACTCAATAATCATCTTGATATGTATCATGGCATTATGGCTGGTCAAGCAGTCGGATGCGAACATAGAGAGATGGAGCAAGCACAGCAATTAGCTGAAATATTACAAATTAACTTGGATACTTATGAGGAGGAACGTAATGGTTAAACACATTGCAACTAAACCACAAACTACTAATAATTATAGTATGTTTAAATTCAAACATGGTAATAGACCAGTAGATCAAGCTCATGTAAAAAAGCTGATTACATCTATGACCGAAGTATATGTACCGCAAACAATTTATGTCAACAAACGACACGAAATAACTGACGGTCAACATAGATTCACCGCAGCTAAAGCACTAGGTCTACCTATTACTTATATGGTTACAGATCATTCATTGGATGATATCCGTAGGATGAACCAGAACAATAAGAACTGGAGTATAGATGATTTTCTTAGCTCTTATGTAAGTATAGAAGCTAAAAAGAATCCTGAAACAGTTGGTCCATATGGTGTATTCAAACACTTTAAAGACATTACTGGTTTTGGTAATGCAACTTGTATCATGATGCTATCTGATGTAGCATCAAGTACTATTGGATTAGTTCATTCTAGTGTAATCAAAACATTCAAAAGCGGTGAGTTTGTTATACCCCCTGGTCAGTTTGAAAAAGCTAAACGCCAGGCTAAAATGATTAATTTAGTTGGTCATTTTTATGAAGGTAACAAACGTAGATCGTTCATTGCAGCGTTTATACAGGCACTAAATGATGAGAAGTTTGATTTTAAAAAGTTTATAAGAAAACTAGAATTAAATCGAAGTAAGCTATTTCATTGTACTAGTACTGATGAGTACCTAGAGGCTATACAAAAGCTGTACAATTGGGGTGATAAAAAGAAAACTAAACTAAGGAGATAATATGGAAAATAAATACAATGTTATGATACTACCTGCATCTGGTGGCATCATTGCACAAACTGTGCCAGGTGATGATGGTCCTAACTTTAAAGACATCAAAGAAATGCTTGGCATCAAAATGATTGAGATAACTGGTGCTACTATGGGTGGTAAAGATTACGATCTATACTTCGATGAAGAAGGTAGATACAGTAACAAAGCTATCATTAATGATTCTGCAACTGTATTCTTTTTAGCGTGGTTGGCTAAGGAAGGCAGAACTACTATGATACCTAATGTAGTTGGTAATGCAGCTCTTGTCCAAAGGGAGCCAGTCAATGTCAAATAACAATTCAATAATTAGTAAATATGATAATTACCAAAGTGAGCATGCAGATGTACCTGGTAGTGGTAACATTATTGGCATACTTGAGAATGAATCAATAGAAACTGTATTCAGAGTATTTGGCGGTACTATCGAAGATACCCCAAAACAAGTATGGTCTAATGTTTCTAATGCTGTTTACGAGTATTTAGGTAATCATAATATAATTGATCTACAAGTAAAAAGGACACTGCAATGAGTAAAAGAGATGACGATCTTCTTACTGTAATAAATTTTGATGATGAGCAACCACATCAAAAAATCCAATATTTAATGTCAGAAGGTAATCGTAGAATTATACAATCTTCTTATAGTAAAGAAGTTATAGAAGAAGCTGCTGCTTACTTGAATAATCTTAATGCAAAGTTTGAAGGTAAATACCGAGAGAAATTTTATAGGTTAAAGTAATATGGATAAATTTTCATTTATATTAGTACTAGCTGCATTAGCATTTTTTTATGTAGTTGGTAGTGTAACAATTGTTGGTTTTAAATCAGAAGCTTTAATTTCTGAGGTACATAATCAACTAGATACAATGTGGTCCGAAATAGAAATAGTTCGTGATCAAACATACTCTATATATACAGAGTGTAAATAATTCCCCGTTAGAGGTGAATGGGTGGTAGGTTTCTCTTGTTAATCTACCACTTTAAAATATTTGAGTACAGTCTCTTCCACCTGGAAAGTTCTGCAAACTAGGATGATCTCGTTTGAGTTGCGCATATACAACGAGAGCCCAAGCCTGTCACTGGTTACTTTAACCACCTGGTATATTGTACTGTATTCAATAGGTAGAGGGTATACAGCCAAGGATATCCGTATCCAGTTTAAACAATGTGGCTACTGGGTATGCTCTCTACTGCTTAATGAAAGGAAAATATATGACTACAACAATAGAAAAAAATAATACATTTGCTACATTTAAAACTCAAACTGAATTGTTTAAATATATTAATTCTATGACTGGTCCAGGTGAATCTTATAATATGGCACTTGGTGCAGGATTAATGTGGAATACAATAGCACATATATTACAGGAGGATAAAAATGACACATCCAAAGGATCCAAGACTAAACGGTTGGAAATATAAGAGCTTTAACTTAAATGATAAAGAACATGCAGCTGTCGTACAGATGTATGAAGATTGTAGCAAACGCTATGATCTCAAACAAAAAACTATATTCATGACATTAATAAAAATGTTACATGAGTATGGTACAAAAGATACATTCTTTGATGATGTATTAAAAACAATAACGAAAGGAAAAACCAATGGCTAAAATGAGTGAACGACAACGAGAGTATTTCTTATCAAGAGTTAATGATGAGATATACAATCACAAAAGATCATTAGAACTAAAAGAATCTAGTGCTAAAGAAAAGATGGTTAAGACATTATATCCTAAGTATGTAGAACAAGTAGGAATTAAGAAAGAACTAGCAGAGCTACAAGCATTAGAAACTAAATACAATAAGTTACTTAATCACATGGGAGGTACAATAAGTAGAATGTTCGATGCTGAAGATAATATGTACATGCATACTGATAATAATTCATATGCGAATGTAGTATCTAATCTAACTAGGTTAGCTAAGAAAACACTTGATCGTGAGTTTGTAAAATCACCTGAAGGTAAAGCTATGTTGCAGTTAGATCAGGCACATCAACGAGCTAAAGATATTATATGGTCAGCAGGTTCTGATTCTAATATCATGGAAGTAGTTGGTAATGTATTAAGTAAAGATGTTGGTATCAGCCTTAACTACAATCCATTACAAATAGAAAGTAAATAGATATTCAGGCGTACTGACGAGTACAAGTACAAGTCTGATAGAGATGACCAGTGTAAGCCTTCTGGAATTAGAATAGCGATATAATATTTATTCTTTACTAATTTATAGAGTTGAATCTCTCAGGTTTTATAGGATTGGCTTCCCTACATCTCGTTAAAAAAAGAAAGGATAAATATGTGGTATTTTATAATAGGACTTATTCTTGGTTGGATCTTTAGTAGATCTTACAAGAAACTAAAAGTAGATATGTCAGAGATACTTGATGATCTCAAATCACTTACTGGTCGTGCTGCGAATAAGCTTCGTGATATAGACGAGTAAGTTAGGGTTATCCATAAAGAATAATGGTTGTATTACATTAGCTGTATTAAGTACTACACGTTCTTCTGCAGTACCATCAGCTAGTGCCATACCTTCATTAGTCTCACCAATATATTTAAATACACAGTGTAGCAGCTCATGAATAATAGTATTCGCTTCTTCTTCTGGACTTAGTCCTGGTTGTATTTCTATTTTAGATTGTCTATCAAGATACTGTCCATAGCAGTCCGTCATATTATCTGAACGGAACTCAGGAGATGCATAAACAATATCTATTGTACGATAACCTACTTTTACTTTTAAAGGTAGTTTCATATGAGCACACCTATTCTAGTGTAGTAATAATTACTATACGAGTTGGAACTCATTTGCAAGATTTATTCCATAATAAAGCTGCATAAATTGTCGGTTCTAAACAGTAGTTTAACCAGAACTTACGTTCATTGCCATATTGTTGATGTAATTCCATATGGTGAAACATGCATAATGGTACAGTTTTAGAGTCACAAACCTTTAATCCCATAGCTGCATGTTGGGTAAATGTAAGATGATGTGCATGAATATCGTAATCTGTCTTACAAATACAGCAAGAAAGCTCTCTAATAAGCTTTAAATGCTTAGGAGAACGGTGTCTAGGCTCTATACTAGGGTCAAATAATGATTTATCTATGCGTTTGCGCTTAGCCACGTATGGTATTACCTTTGTTTTGTAGACCAAAATGAAATGCAGCTTCACCTAAAGCTTCTCTAAGTCTATGACCTCCATAGTATTTAGACCATTTCATTCTTCTATTTAAATCTGATATAGAATAACCTTCACCACAGACAAGATCAAGGACAATAGCTGATGTAGGACCAACTACAGAGTTGCATCTAGCTAGTTCTTGCATAGCATCTAATTTATGATCTGCTATATCACCTTTGCCTGTTACGTCTATTTTTTCAGATAAACCAGCAGTACGTGCACCTATTAGTGATATTTCAAATAATTTACGATATTTAAGACCAGCAGAGTATTGAATACTTGAAATTAAGTTACGATTACGTAAAGTATCAAGAGAACATTCACGAAGATTCATAACACGAACATAGCTGCCTTGTTTTAAAACTGGGGCTATATCTCGTTTATCTTCTTTGTCCATAAGTAAATATATAATATGATTTGTTGAATTTAATCAACGAATATGATTAATTAGAAAGTGAGTAATATGAAAAAAACCAATCCTATATTGAATGAGGAATATCGCCATAGTGCCAGTCGTGGTAATGATTATGTAGATAGTCCTGCATTATGGTTAATGCGTAACTATTTCCAACTTAAATCTGATACTAACTATAGTATGACTATGGGTAATGCATCAGAGCATGCAGCTCATGTAGGTCTTACAGCACCTGGTACAATTGATGTTAAACAAGTAGCTTATAATACATTTAGCCAGATGGCTGAAGATTTATTGCGTGAAGATCAAGGTGTAATACCAAAACAGCTAGATAAGGTTGGTGAAATAGCTCAACACTTTACAAATGTACTTATTAAAATACAACAAGATCAAAAGTTATTACACTATAACAAGAAATATATTGCTAAAGTCAGTGGGTTAAAACACAAAGTAACCTATGTACCAGACTTTGAGTTTGAAGATATAGTTGTTGATACTAAAGCAACAATGGCATTCCCAACAGATCCATACAAAACTAAGCTAGCTCATATAAGGCAAGCTTCATTGTATGGTGCGTTGTTGAATAAACGAACTGCTCTCTTATACGCTACAGATAAGAAGGTAGGGCTATTTGAGATACCACCTGAAGTAGTAGAGGAACAAAGTGCCTTTATGTTCAGTGTATTCAAGAAAATAGAAAAAACTAACAAACTGTTTAAAAATGCAAAAGAGTTCATTGAGTATACAGTATTAAACACAGATGGGTACAAATGGGATGTTGAAACTAAAAGACTCGCTAATAGGTATTGGTCTTAAATTAAAAGGAGGAAGTATGGCTTTTCAAGCACAATTAAAAAAAGATGCAAGGGATTACTCAGAAGGTTCTGAAGTAAAATTCTGGATTCCTGCAAAACTCAGTGGCAACGATATTGTTGTCTACTGGAATTCACCACTAATGAGTGATGGCGCTGATCCAATGACTTTGAAAGAAGGTTCATGGATTGAGTTCGATGGTTACAGTAAGAATGGTAAGTCTTATACAGCTAAACAACTTAAAGCTGTAGATGCTCTATCGGTCCTGGATGAAGATCCTATGGCTAATGATGCACCAAAGAAAGCTGCTACTAGTCATGGTAATGCGATAGATAATGCAATGCGTGATGCTGGTATGGTTAAAGTTAGAGCTGTAAATGATATTATGATAGCATCTCGAACTGAAGATATTTCATTTAGTGATCAAGTCAAATATGTACAACGTGCAGTAAATCTTTTACATGCATCTAATATGAACCAAGATGAGGTAGACGCTGAATATGACGACAAAGGACAGAAAATACCTTTCTGATTCTGAAATCATAGAACTGGATTCAGCTTTTTTTGACAGCTATCATGAGAATGTGTGCAAGGTAGCTGTTGAAAACTTTAAACTTGATGGTGAATTAGTGACTATAATTATAGGTCATGCAAAGGGTGAAGCTAAATTAACTAAAGTTATTGATAAAAACTTAACTGTAGAAGCTCCAAAGATTATGCAGCTACTAGAAGATTTAGAAATTACTAGCTATAGTTTTGTTAGTGAAGGTCGTATGCGTGTACCTAACAGACAAAGTAAAGTACCTGTAATAGTTATATCATCACATAATAGATCAGATGATTCCAGAACTACAATTTATAGAATACAATCAAGAAAGAATAAAAAGATTAGTTTGTTTGCTACTGGTGAACAAGATGATCATGTATGGAATTATTTATTTAAGAAGGAAAGAGTATTACAATGAACACTAATCATTTAGATATGTTAGATGCTAAAATGCGTTTACAAGACTATCAACAGAATGCGCCTAAACATTGGTTCATAGAAGCTAAGGACCAAAAAGGTAAAGTTGTTGATGCTCGTGTAGATGCACATACACTTGATGCTGCAAAAAGAATGTTTTTACGACAGTTTCCAATGCATGAGATAGTAAAATGTACCAGGCTAAAATCTTATATTGAAAAGAAAGGAGGCATAAATGCCTTATGATTTAAACAATTTTGAAAAGACTAAGAAGAATATTAAAATAGGACAAGAATCAATACTTGATGAATCTGCTGCTGAAAGAGCTTATAACTTTTGTATAAACAACTTAGACACACTTACTGAATACAACCAAGCTTATATACTAATGGATGGTTATACAAAGATACTACTTAATACAATTAAAAGCGAGTCAGATGAAAAGTCAGATGCTGCTCGTAACACAGAAGCTTATGCAGATAATCGTATGCTTACACATAATGATAACTTAGCATTTGCTAAAGCTAGATATGACCACTTAAAAGAACTTTATAGTCTTGCTAAAGAACGTATAGGTATGTGGCGTACTAAAGAAGCATCTTCTAGAATTTAATCTAAAATTTTATCACAGTGCTTAACACCAGTTTGATCAGTAGTCATTAAACATTGTTCTAAGCTACAAGTATATTGTACTTGATTACCTGAGTTTCTTTCTGCAGTTCTTTTTGCAGCTAAACATGTACTAAGATTGTCCTGGTGGTACCAACCTTCTATATTTTTATTTCCACCATCATATACATAGAGAGACAGTATGATTACTGTTTCAATGATTCCCATTCTTTCTTTCCTCTAAATCTATAATACGATCTTCATGAAACTGTATAATCATTTCATTTTTTAATATTAAAGGTATTTCACCTTCCATTTGCTCTTTAAGTTTTTCTGTACTTTCAGCAAGATATTCAACCAACATATACAATTCTTGTATTTGTGGACTAACCATATCGCCTTTGGGAACACCTTCAATAAAAGTATTTGCAGCTTCTAAATCTTTATTGATTAACTGCAATGTAGTTTCTATGCTGTTCAGTCTTTCAACAATAGTAAAGTAACTCATAGTACCTATAGCTACTGCAGCTAGTATAGCTAAAAGATTTCTTGCAGGTAAAGATATTTGTGTAGAGTCCGATAGTTTCATACTTCTGATCCATATCTAGACTCACAGTAAAACTCAAATCCTTTAAGTGAATCACCATATGTAATTATATGTGGACTTAATAATTCTATTTTATGTTCTGCAATATATTCATGACATTCCCAAGTATCTTTAAATGTTTCAGCTTTATATTCTCTACCAACAGTTAAGTCAGTATCATGAAATGTTAAAACTATTGTTATTATAAACCACATTATTTTTTACCAAAGAATTTAGTTGCTCCTTTAATACCAAATGATGCACTTACGATTACGCCTAATGTGTATTTATACCAATCAGGAGTCATTGCAAGAGCTGCAAAACCCCGTTCAACATACTCCACAGTAAAAGGCAAAAAGCACAAGAGCAGAGGAATTGAAAAAAGGATGGTGAGATATTCGTCTTTCCACGATTCTTTGCTGCCTTTGATTGCTTCCACATCCCAATCTATTTCCCCTTTTATTTGCTGTTTAACTATCTCAGTTTCAGCTTCTATTTTGACAAGTTTTTGTTGTGCTTTAGCTTTACGAGTATCTACGTATCCACTAATAGCATCACCAGCCACTCCTAGAAGAGGCTTGATTAACATTTGTAACATTTATAATAACCTTATGATATGTGATAGATTTAAAGCTCGTTCAAAGGTTTGATCAGCCCATCTGCTATCCATCATTTCGTCAGCAGCGGTATTAAAATCTCCTTGATTTAGAGCCTTAAACATTTTTTTAAATTTAGACACTCTTGGTCTACCCATTTGAAACACCATTTCAATCAAAATACCCTCTATTTTAGCTATAGCACTAGGAGGTATGTCTAATGTATATAAATTAGGCAAATACTGTTCTATGAGCTTTTTTGACCCTTTTACAGCGATTTCAAAATCTTTTTCAAATATCTCAGTTAGATACTCTTTAGAATACTTGCTGCCTATCTGTATGTTATCTTCAGGCAATATCATATGTCCATAGCCTATTGTAGCTATACCTAGAGTGTCATTATATGCAACATCACGGAAGCCTTCATGCTCCATGATACGTTTTTTTATTTCATTCATTATTTTATTGTATAGCCTTGTGGCTGTGTTGATAGGTTAGGTAGTTTATCTGGCTGATTGCCAGCTATAATATCTTCTAAATTTTTGTGTATATACCATACAGCAGAACCAATATAACTATCTCTAGTAAAGGTTTCTGAAATTTCTTTTAACGAACAACCAAACTGTAACAATAAAGACACAGCTTTGCCTGAGCTGCGTAACTCTCGGTCCAAAGTAGATTCAGACTTTTTAGTTTTAACCCATATAGCAACAGGGGTTACACCTTCTTCATTAATCATATAATCAATGGTTGATACGATTGGTTGGTTATCTATTAACATACGAACATTTATAGAACGCATTCTATTTGGTATTTCCATTCTTGCCACGTTATTCATATTTCTCTAGTAGCATCTGTAGGTAATGAATGGCTTTTTCTATATCTTTACTTTTACCTTTATCACGATGCCTGGTTACATATTTAATTACGTTACCTTCTATGTATGGTAGCTTGTTAGCTATTATATACTCAGTAGGTTGAATCTTTAACTTAGAATAATGTGTTCCATCAATTTGTTTTTTAAATGCACTCATGGACAGACTTTATTCCATTTGCCTCCTTTATTCAAGACCATTGGTAATAATTTTGGTTGACTATTTATAATGATACCACAGCCTATTACTGGTCGGTCTTTAAATATTTTATCATAAGCAAAAGCTAGAGCATCTTTATCTATTAAGCAGCCTACTTGCATAGCCCATAATAACGACATTGGATTACCCCAATAGGCAATAGAATATTTGGTATGAAAATGCCCTTGTACATAACAAGTTCCTTGTTTTTGCCCTACTGATAATATATTTGCAGATTTACCATGATGAAATGATACGCTGTTACCATCAGGTAGCTTTAATGTAAGTTCCTCATGCCATTTCCATTTAGGTCCTACCTCTAATACTTCGTTATAACCACGCATATAAGCTCTTGGTAGTCCTGCTTTAAACGATCTTCTGTATGCTAGGCTGCCATGATTACTATGAAGTAAGTCCATAGAAGGAAATAATGTTTCTAATTCTTTGATTACTTTTTTTGATTTAATAAGTTCATCACCAGCAGATGCTAAATCAGGATCCTGTCCATGCATGTTTAATCCATGTTTATCACATTCATCACCTATGTTTACAATTTTATCAGGTGAATATTTTTTCTTAATTGCTTTTAAAAAATCTAACGCATCAGGATGATGGTAAGGAATGTGTAAATCACTTATGACCAATATTGATTTATGCATAAGTTATATAAATCTTATTCATGCTATTTTGTCAAATAAGAGATCTTACTATTATATAGAGCATCTGAGCAAAGACAGTAGTACCAATAAACCACACTAAAGCACGCAGTTGACGCATATCTTTTTCAATATGAAATAGATGATTATCCTTAAGGGTGTTGAGCTTATTATCCATTAGCTCTAGTTTACCCTCAATGCGGATAATGGCTTCTCTATTCTGACTTTCCGTCATCTTCAGCAAGTTTTTCTTTAGGCAGTTCAGCTTGTAGTTGTGCTGTCCAATAGTTTATGACAATATCTAAGTCAGCTTTTTGTTCACCAAGTCTCATTAACTTAGCGTACACTGCTTTACCTTTGTCAGATAAGGTAGTTTGATTGTATTCTTTATCGTTTATTGTAAACATTTTATATCCTTATTATTCTCCTTTTAAAGTTTTAACTTCTGCAGAAAGTTCTTTGACCGCATTTATTAAAACAGGTATTAGTCTTTGATAAGTCAAACCATAATTACCATCTTCACCCTTACTAGTTATAAGAGCAGTTTCATCTTCTACTTTATAACCATATCCTCTTTCTAGTGTCTCAACATCTTGAGCTAATAAACCACTAAACAATTTTTGTTTTTTGTGTGTACCATCAGGTGTTGCATCATCATCATAATCTGACCTCATATCCCATCGATAAGTAACTGGGTTTAATTGATTTACAAAATCTAAGCCCATAGTTAAGGCTTCGACATCTGTTTTATCTCGTTTGTCTGAAGTTACTGTCCAATCCACTTTTATAGAAGCATCAGTAACTGAATTATTACCTAAAACAATACTATTACTGCTTGTGGTGATATTGCTTGGAGAAGCACTGCCACCCGCACCTTGACCTACACAAGTATTATTACTACCAGAAGTTATGTTGTTTCCAGCAGAACCACCAATAATAGTACAAGCAGAACCTGTATTTACTCGTAAACCCGCTTGAACGCCTACTGCTACATTTTCAGTATCATTTACTGATGTACCTGTATTAAATGCTTTTAATGCTTCAAAACCTACTGCAACATTATATCTATCACCTTGTGCCGTACTTAATGCGTCTCTACCGACTGCTACGTTGTATGCACCAGCTTGTAATGCAGTACCAGCTTGATAACCAATTGCTACATTATCATCACCAGTAGTAATAGCATCAAGTGCGTTTAAACCATAAGCTGTATTATATTGTGCGGTACTATCTGTGCCTGATACATCGTGAGTATAAATAGAGCCTGTGTCACCTTGAAAGAAAGGAATACCATTAAAACTAGTAGCAACAATAGTGCTTGATCCAGTTATAGCACCGTCTACTTGTAAGGTAGATGCCATATCTACAGCACCATCAATGTCT